CATAAATTATATCTCCTTTAGTCATTAAGACATTTTGGCCATCTCTATAATGGTCTATTGTTATAATTCTTTGATTTTTACTTCCCCTTAATTTTAAACTTATATCCCTTTGTTCTTCAATATATCTACCATCTATTATCACATCAGCCCATAAAAAACAATAGTTATATGGTTCTCCCATTTTTATTATTTCTTCAATTGTATATCCGGTCCATAAAAATATTTTTCTATCGGGATAATTGTTTTTTACATATAAACCAATTGCGTTTGTATTTAATATATTCTCTGGGCACAGTGGCTCACCCCCTAAAATAGAGAAATTGCGCTTAACGTTATTAGCGTTAAGCGCATTGTCTATTTCATCTCAAAGGGGGATAAGTCCAATTTCAGTACCGCCATTAAAATCCCACGTTTCGGGATTTTGGCAACCTTTACAATGGTGTGGGCATCCCTGCATCCATAAAGAAACGCAGAAACCTTGCCCATCAACCATATCATTTTTCATTAACCCCGCAATTCTCATTATCGTCTCCAATCTGAGAGTTGCTCTGAGTGTTTTACTCTGTCATGAACTTCTGCTTGTTTGCCAAGATTAAATGCGGTAGTATAATTACCAGTTAAGTACCCTGTAACTCTTCTTAACTGCTGGATATGAGTGCTTCCGCAAACAGGACATTTATCATTAAATTCGCCGGTATAACCACAGTCAAGACAAGTGTCATTTGGAACATTGATTGCGAAATAAGGGATATCTTTATCCATAGCATAATTAACTAACTGCTCTAATGCATCAAGGTTATTGCTCGCTGTACCTTCAAGTTCAACGTATGTAATACAACCAGCATTTGAATAGCCAGTTAATTGACTTTCAATATCAATTTTAGTAAATGGGTCAATCCTTACCCAAACAGGCACGTGAATAGAATTTGTGAAATAACCCCTATCACTTACATTTGGGATTTCCCCATATTTTGCTTTAAACTTTTTCATTGCAGTGTAGCATAAGTTTTCAGCAGGAGTATAATAAACGCCAAAGTTTAAATGATATTTCTGTTTAAACTCTGCGCATCTCTTGTTAAATAATTCTTCAATTTCTTTTGCAAGAGCCATACCCTCATTGGTAGTATGATCTTTACCTATTAAAATTTGGAGGGTCTCAGCTAAACCTAATTGCCCAATAACTAATGTGCCATGTTTAAGCGCACTTCTAATTCCTTCTCCTGGATGATAGCCAAGCATTGTATTATTTTCATACATAAACTTAGCACTCTCTGGGCTCTGTGCACACATATACTCATATCTTTCAATGAGCATATCTTTTGCTTCTGCGAGTTTTCTTTCCAAAATTTCAAAGAAATTATCAACTAAATCGCCAGAAAGCTCTTTTGCTTCCATTGCTAATGTTGGCAATATAATCGTAACTGGTGCGAGATTTCCTCTACCATCTTTTGTCTGTGGATTAACTCCTGGCTCAGCATTGATATCAGCACCATTTGCGGTTCTGCATCCCATTGTGCTGAAATAAGTTTTTGGGTCATTCTTATCATAACCAGCGTTATTGCTCCAATCTACATTGGCGTAGTTTGGATATAATCTCTTTGCCGTTGATTGTAAAGCTAACTTAAATAAATCATAGTTAGGATCACCAGGTTCTCTATTAACGCCCTTCATACATTGGAAAATACCGCAAGGGAAAATTGCAGTCTTTCTAACTTTACCGACGCCCTCAATAGATTTTTCTAATAAAGATTTAATAACCATTCTTCCTTCTGGTAATGTACAAGTACCATAATTAATTGAAGTAAATGGTAATTGATTTCCACTTCTGGATTGAAGTGTATTAAGATTATGATACATTCCTTCAACAGCCTGGTCTAATTCACGCTGTGTCATAGTCATAGCATAATTATAAGCTTTTCTAAACATTTGATATTCAGGCGCATCAATTCCCATTTCTGCGGCTGGTTTCCAAGTATCAATAACTGCATCGCCAATAGCTTGGTCTTGTGTTAAATTCTCAATAAAATGCATACCATCTTTAAAGTGTTTTCTAAAGCTCTTTCTAACATATGGTACCATAGTCCAATCTAAATGGCTTGCGCTAACGCCACCAAACTGTTGTAATGATTGTAATTGGAAAATTACGGCAACAAGTTGGAATGCAGTATTTACACTGCTGGCTGGACGCACATCTGTCTGCCTTGTGTTAAATCCTTCTGCTAATAATTTATCAAAAGGAATTGTTAAACAATTGTGCATACCAACAGCATAGCTATCTAAATCATGAATATAAATTTCATTATTTAAATGATTGTTTCTTGATAAATCAGACACGCAATAATCTAATGCGTATTGTTTCATCATTTCGCTCATTGCCTCACCGCGTCTGCCGCCAAAAGAGTGTTCATCAATGTTGGCATTTTGGTTGACAATATTAGAGGCGTCAAGTTTCTCTTTAATGTTCTCCATTAAAGAAGTTTTCATCTGTCTAACTTTGCTTCTCTCTTCTCTGTAAAGGATATATGCTTTTGCCACATCTTTTCTCTTACAACTCATTAAACCATTTTCAACTAAATCTTGAACTTCTTCTACACCAAGAGTGTGGTCTGTTTCATATCCTTCAATATAATCGGCAATATTCTTTGCCTTTTCTTTTGCGTAGTCGGTAATTTCACCATCAACTGCGCTGAATGCTTTTAAAATAGCATTTTCAATTTTGGACTTATCAAATTCTTTCTTACGTCCGTCTCTTTTAATCACATATTTCATTATAGTCATTCCTCCTAAGTAGTTAAATTATTTCTAGGTTTTGTGATTAACCATAATTATTTGAGTTTTCTTTTAAATGAGTTATCTTAAAATGTCCTTTAATTTTCTTCATCAAAACCGCCATTATATCTTTCTGTTTGAATCATTAAATTATTATCTTTATCAATATTTGTTATTCTATATAATTGATGACCTTGACTTCCATATTTTCTTGGAATAAAATTATCCTCACTTCTAAATCCTTGAACTATAATCATCTGGCCTCTATTAAACCAAGATTTCTCAACCACATGTTTTGTTCCATCTGGCATTCTTTCAGATATTTGTTTATCAAATAAACTAAAATATTCTTTTCTAAATTTAACATCAACAACACCATTAACCGTTAATAACGATACAGTTGACCTCATTTTATCTTTTGCGATACAAGTTCCCGCAATCTTTGATAATTTAAATATATTTCCTTTATGCCCAGTTTTTGTTGTATAAGTTCTTTCTACTTCTGGTTCTGTATCTAAATCAAAGAAATCAACTAAACCATATTTATCTAAATTAACTTTTGCTAGTTCATGTTCATGATAATAAAAGCACAATGTTTCCATTTCCCAAGATGATATATTTCCTTTTGCATATTTATCCATATCTTCATTGAAAATAATTTCATTCAATTTATTTAATAATTCATCTTTATGGCTATTAATATAATCTTTAAAACTATCCATATTAAATTGATAAACTTTATCCCAATCTTTCGCTTTTAAAATAAATTGACCTTTATCATCTTGCTCTATTAAATCATCACTTTCAATTTCTGTTAAAAACTTAATACATCTATCATCAAGTTTATAAGTTTCTTTATTTAATTTACACATCGCTTTTAAATATCTTGTAAACTCATAAACTCTCTTCTCTTGTTTATATTTATTCTTTGGAAATAATTGATATTTCATTAACGCTGCTAAATTCTGCATCGTTAATCTCTTTTTCTTATCACAAGTTTCCCAAATATAATCTTTCATACATTTGATTCTATCTGGTTCTAATACATCAAATGCTCCACCTTTTATTAATGCAACCATCGCTGCTCTATTTGGATTAACCTTTTCAATAAAATCATTTACTGAACTATAAGGTCTATTCTCAATAATTTTATTCGTGACTTCATCACCAACGCCCATTACTGCTTTTAATCCAAATAATACTCTATTATTTTCTGCGTCTGGCTCAAATCCAAAACCCGATTTATTAATATCAACTAAACTAATATTAATACCGGCTTTCCTCATTTTACCAATTGCTATCGCTATTTTTCTATAATTTGTGCTATCACTACTTTCTTCTAACGACCCACTATCAACAATCAAACATGCCGTATTCCAATAAATTGGATTAAAATGAGTCGCTAAATATAAAGTTTGCATACCAACAAATGAATATGCTAATGCATGAATAATACTAAATGAATAACCCATCTGTGGACCAACACCTTGCGCCCAAATATATTTACCTAACGCTTTACTCTTGGCTTGGTCTAATACTTTTTGATGAAGCTCTGGAATCTTATCCATCTGTTTTTTACCAACGATTTTTCTCGCCGCATTTGCTTCTTTCAAATTAAATCCACAAATATTTTCATCCATTAACATCATCATCAATTGTTCTTGTGATGGAGGTACTCCATAAGACGATTTAAAATATGGCTCAACCGTTTTCATTTCTTCTTCGGTTAATCCCCATTTCTTCATCTCTTGATACCATAAATTAATATTATTTTTAAATCTTACATATTTATCTAATGGGGTTTCTGCGCCTTTTTCGGCTGCCATTAATCTCATTAAACCATTCGCATCCGCCATTTCCATTGGATTATGAGGTCTAATCTTTTTTGCCGCCTGAGAACCAACCGCACTATCAAACTGGAAACAATTTATAACCGTACCGTTTGCTAACGCATCCCACATTTTATTATCATCTTGTGGTAATACCTCTGGATGTAAGTATTTATTATATATTTCTCTTAAAGTTAAATCTTTTTCAATCTTACCATCTTTTTGTAAAAGATTAATCGTTTCAATAATAATATCTTGAACTGATGTTAATAAGAAATCATATTTAACTGAACCTGCGGCTTCTTGCATATGCAAATCCCACTGAGTTACAATCGCCCCAGATGGAGTCCTCATAATCGCAGCATCATCATAAATATTTTCATCAAATAAAATTACACCAGATGCATGACTTCCTCTTCTACTTACTAATCCTTCAATACCTTTAACAATATCTAATAATCCAGGATACTGCTCAATCTCATTTATAAATTGAGTTACAGGCATTCTGCCTTTTTCCGCATCTCCATTTATAACATCATTAATACTCCACTGAAATCCTCTTTCTACTGGAATTAATGATGATAAATATTGTGCTTCATCTACATCTATACCATCGGGATAATCAACACTTCTATAACCTCTACAAGCCGTTTGAATTGCTGATTTTGTACCTTCCGTTCCAAAAGTACAAACTTGAACTAAACCAAGTTCTCCCCTTTCTTTTCTAATTTCTTCAAATATTGTTTGTAATCTACTTGGCGCCAAATCCAAATCAATATCACCTAATTCAACTCGTTCTGGATTCAAATATCTCCAAAACGGCAAATTCCATTTAATCGGATCCAACTGAGTTATACCCAATAGATAATGATTTAATCCACTACACGCAGAACCCCTTCCTGCGCCTACCGTTGAACCACAACGCCAAAACAAATCAATATAGTGCTGTAAAGTATTTGGATAACTAAACATACAAGTTTGAAGTTTCTCACCAACAATTCTTTTTGTTGTTGCTTCTTCTTCTAATCTATCCCAATACCTTTTATCTTTATCTAAACCTTTTTGAATTAATGCTTCTTCACATTGATTAATCCAATATCTTTCTTGAATATTATCAGAGTTATATAAACTTGATAAAACCGCATATTCTTCTTTCTTATTTACTTTTGGATAATTTTTTACTTTTACTTCTGGAATACTTTGATGTTTTTCTAAACTATAATTTTCTATCTTATTTTGTAAATATAAAGTATTTTCAAATAACCAATCTATATCTTCTTTTTCAAAACTATAACTTAATAATTCCTCAACTTCATTACTATTCATTAAATATGAATATTGATAAAATTCATCAACTTCTCTTTCACCGTCTTTTGAGTTTAAAAATGCCTTATGAACACTTCTATCTTCTGGTCTTAAATAATGTGCGTCTGTCGCAAATATCATTCTTAATCCATAAACTTTTGCTATTTGAATTAATTTCTTGTTTACTTTAATCTGGTCGGGATTATTTGCTGGTGCGCACTCAATAAAAAAATCATCTTTGCCGAATACATCAATACAAAAATCAATAAATTCTCTAATCTTTAAATAAGATGTATTTGCATTCTCTTTATCATTAATTTCTCTCGCATGTTCCATTTCAAGAATTAATTGAGATAATTCACCGCCAATACAAGCGGTCTGTGCTATTACATCACCTTTATAATTTTTCATTACCTCTTTCAATTCGCTTTTTAAAGTTGGAACTCTTTCCATACCTCTATCACTATACATATTATACCAAGCGATTGAACTTAATTCTTTTAATGCTCTATAACCTCTTTTATTTTTTGCTGTTATAATAAAATGATAATATTTCTGCCCACTACTTCTATCATCCGTTAAATAAATTTCATTACCTAATGCAATAACAAAATTAGGATTTTTTTCGTGAATCTTTTTTGCATATTGATTAACTTCCATATGAGAACATAACGCCTCATGGTCTGTAATCGCTATTCCACTTAATCCTAATTCTATCGCTTTATTTATTAAATCTTTTGGTTTATTAATACAATCTATTAAACGGATGTTTGAATACATTGTATGGTTGTGTGCTCCGAAATATTCTCTCATTCTTTATCTTCTTTCCTTTTATACTTATATTATATCATATTTTATAAAAAAAATCAATGGGTGGAGCCCTAAGCCCCACCCATTCTTTTTACATTAGGTAGTTTAAGATAAACAAGATATCACTTACCAGAATGATTGGATGGACTTCTTTTATCTTTCCCTTACAAAGTTTTACAAACGTGTATGCCCAGAAACCTAACATAATACCATTTGTAATACCATAGGTTAATGCCATAGGCACGCTTGCACACATTGCAGGGATTGCTTCTTCTAAATCATTCCAATTAATTTCTCTTAATGATGCCATCATCATAACACCAACCACAATTAACGCAGGAGCTGTTGCCGCTGATGGAATACCACTAACGAAACCAGCGAATGGTAATGATAATAAGAAGCATAATGCTACGACGATAGAGGTTAATCCTGTACGACCACCAGCGCCGATACCAGCCGCAGATTCAACGTAAGTAGTGGTTGAAGATGTGCCGAGTAAAGCGCCAATAGGAGTAGCAATTGCATCTGCGAATAATGCTTTATCCATTTTTGAATCAAAGCCAGAACCGCTTTCCATATCTTCTAAATCAGCGTCATTAAAGATACCACTAACTTTACCAGTACCAATGAATGTACCGATTGTATCAAAGATATCAGATAACGAGAAGGATAAAATACCAATCAAGATAGGAATGATATTTCTTAAATCACTAAATAATTCTGGCAGACCCTTTGTAATAGGAGTTCCAAACCAATGGCCGTAAGCAGTAAATGCTTCACCAATACTATAACCAGTGCTGAAATTGGTTACTCCAAGAGGAATACCTAAGAGAGTAGCAACAACAATACCGATTAAGATTGCACCATTGACATTTCTTAATAAAAGATAGACCGTTAAACATAAGCCAACAATGAATACTAATAATACTTTAAAATCAATTGTCGTGCTAATAGCAGGAATACCGAAAGTGAAATGAACTAAACCAACATTGCATAATGCGATATAGATAATAAACATACCAATACCTGCACTAATTGCATTCTGTAATGACTCTGGAATTGCTTTAATAATATGCTTACGAATATTTGTAACTGTAATTAATACATTAATTAAACCAGAGAGTAAGACGACTGCAATAATACCTTCTGGGCTAAGTCCTACGAGGTAAGCCGTATAGCCAGCAAGAATATTAGCAGCGGTGTTGTTTAATCCAAGTCCAGGAGCCGCAGCATACGGAATATTGGCGATTAAACCAAGCAGAGCAGTACTGAGTGCGGATGCCAGGATTGTAGCAATAAACATTGCTCCTGGTTCGCCGAATCCAGTTAACGTAGCAGGATTAACGACAATAATATATGCCATTGCCGCGAAAGTGGTGAGACCAGCAACTAATTCTTTAACAGGAGTTGTGCCGTTCTCATCCAAATGAAACCATTTGTTAAGTAAATTAAACATTTGTTACTCCTTTTCTTTCTATTGATAATAAAGCATTCATAATAATACCAGCAATTGCTGCGCCAGCAACGCAAGGGATATTCATTCCAAACAATGGGATATTGCCACCGAATGCGTATTGGCCACCGATACCAACAATACAGATTAATGCAATAACAGCAATGTTCTTGCTATCAAACATATCTACATTCTTGTCAATCATAATAGCCATACCCTGTGCCGCAATAGCACCGAATAAGTAAATTTCTAATCCACCAATTACCGCTAATGGAATACCATAAATCATTTGAATTAACGGAGTGAAGCAAGAAATTACCATCGCAATAATGCTCGCTGCCATTAAGACAGGAATGCTAAATACTTTCGTAATAGCCATTGTTGAAATATTCTCGCCATAATTTGTGCCAGCAGGACCACCAATCAAACCAGAAATCATATCACACAAACCATCGCCAATTAAGTTCTTATCAAGCAAATCTTCAATTCTCTCTGCTTCAATACCTTTCTTCTTGGCAATATCTTGCACATAAATATCTAACTGATAAACATGAGCAGTTGATTCTGGGATTGTCGCAATAGCAATTGGCATAATACCTAATAAAGCGTTTAAGCTAAACTTTGGCAAACTAAAAGCCGGAATTGCAATCGGTCCAAATGACCATAATGAGTTAAGTGCTTCTGTTGGAATTGTTCTAAATAAATTAATTCCAGATAAAGCGAATATTGCTGCCACTGCGCAACCAGTTAATGCGCCAAGCAGTAATGGTAATTGTCCCAATAATCCTTTCAAATATCTTGAATAAATCATTGTAGAAACTAATGTTACCAATGCTACGATACACCAAGCGGCATTATCTGCGACAACAGCATCACTCAAAGCGTTTCCAGCCAGCGTAAGTCCAATAACCATTGAAATAGGACCCGTAATTGATGCCGGTAAGAATTTCTCTACTGCGCCTTTACCAAATTTCTTTACAAGCAAACCAGCCGCAATAGATACAAAACCAGACATAATAATTCCAAACTGTGCTTTTGAAATTAACTCTGTTGGTAAAATTCCCGTGGCTTGCCAGCTCGCGATTTGCTCTGCTGTTCCTTCGGCCATTGCCATAGCACTAACCGCAGACAGGTAGGCAAAACTTGAGCCATAATAAAGTGGAATTTTTTTCTTTGTGATTAAAATAAAGCACAAAGTAGCCAAACCAGACGCGAAGATTGTCGTTGATACCTGGAACCCAGTAATCAAAGCAACAGTCACCGTCGCAGGGAACATTACAATTACTTGCTGTAAAGCATATAAGAGTAATTTACCTATTGACGGGGTCTCGTTTGGTAGATAACCATATTCATCTTTCATATGTTTATACCCTTTCTTACTCTATTTATTATATCATTTTTTTATAAAATAGTCAATCTTAAAATGCCCAAAGCTATTTCCTTACGACTACCAGTTTTTCAACTGCTCTTGTAATACCAGTATAGAGATATCTTCTATGTTCTTCTGGCTCAAAAGGGAATCCCTCTTCAAAGAGCAATACTTTATTATACTGGTCGCCTTGGGCTTTCCAGCAAGTGATACAATATCCATAATCAAATTCTTTTGGTTTCCACATTTGCGGGAATTTTCTAAAATTCTTTTGTGTAACTGTTGGTTCACCAGTTGTTAGTAATTTATAATCAACATTTAAATCTCTAAAATATGGGTCTTCTGTGCACTCAGATGGAATATAACCATCGGGCAATAAATCCCATTGAAGATAGGGTTTTAAATATTCATTGTAGTCGCTATATCTAAGATAAGAAATAGTCCCAATAGTACCATTAACCAACATATCTCCATAGGCATTCATACTGTCCCAATCATTCTTTAAGCAAATAACTTTATCGCCTTCTACTGGATCAGATGTTTTTACGCCTAATGTTGCTTCACGCATATATTCATTTATTTGGCGTCTCGTTTCATTTTTAGCACAGATAATTTGGTCAGCCCATGTATACATACCCGATTTTAAATCCTTTTTATCAATTACTTTAACTTGATTGCCATTAAATAATTGTAAAGGTTTTCCCTCGCGAATGTCCATACTTAATTTAATAATTTCATTATCTTGGGCTTGACGCACAATTTCATCTAAGAATATATGTGGTTTTGCTAACACCCCATTATCTTCTGTAATAGGTGGTAATTGAGCTGGGTCTCCAAGCGCAATAACATGAATATGATGAGATAAAAGAAGTTCCCACATATCTTTTGGCAACATTGATATCTCATCACATACAATTATTTTATAAGGCGGTAAAGGTCTTCGTGGCATATGGAAGAAAGTTCCATCTGCTTTTGGGTGAGAAATGTATAACAACCTATGCGCCGTCATAGCATTTTCGCATCCTTTGCTTTTTAATACTAATGCCGCCTTGCCTGTATAAGCAATATAGCAAACTTCCCAAGGTTGTAATCCAAGAGCTGAAATAATGAAACTAATTAGGGTTGTTTTCCCTGCACCAGCGTACCCAGAAATACAGGTATAAGGTTCATTATTTAAATATCTTGATACTGCTATTTCAAGGGCTTCTTGTTGCTTTGTAGTTAGTTCCATTATTCCTCCCTTCTAAAAATACCATTCTTGTGTCTTTAATTCATAATCTTCAATTCTAATTTGTAAACCATCACCAAATCCAACATTTCTAAAACAAGTACCGATAATATCTAATTTTGAATTCGGGCCTTTAATGATTCTATCAAACTCATCAAAGTCCATTTTCATTTTTACAATATCTAATTCAGAACCCAAAGAAATCTTGAAGTATCCTCTTGGTGATATATCTACAAGTGCTGTGTTAATAGGTAAATTCTTAATTAGAATTTTTGGTTCTTCTAATCCTTCACCCCATAAATCATTGTTATCTGCCAACGACGCTATATCAGCAATATCAATATTTGTGCCGTTATACATTATATCAATTTTATATTTAGGAGTAAAGTCAAAGTTCGCTAATTCTTTGTTTCCATATTGTATTAAGGCAGAAAAATTTTCATCGGGAATTGAAACACCAAATGCATTGTCGTGTCCCTGCGCCCAATCTACTAAATTTGAATCTATTAGAAATTTTTGAAAACTCTCTAATCCGTCTCCGCCATTTCTGCCTGAGCCAGCCCAATGAATTGAGCCATCTCCTAATACTTTTTTACTTACAACAAGAACTGGTCTTTGATATTTGCCCATTAACTTGTTAGCCACAAGTCCGGTGATGTTTCTGTCCTCTTGAGTTGAGTCTGGCATTTTTAATGCTAAAATTTTGTTTTCAAGTAAATTCTTACTCTCAATCAATTCATCAAATGTGGCGCAAAGTTTATCTCTTGCTCTATCTTGACCGGCTTTGACATTCTTTGCTACCCTTGCGGCTTGTTCTGCCAATAGTTCTGTTTCACCTTTATGTCCTCTTTTGGTTGATGGGACTTCTTCATTAGCTTTGTATTCAAGCATTGCTTCAAATACTAATTTTTTATCTTCTTTACTTCCCATTCTACAAATAGCATTTACCGCTGGCGCCATAGTCCAAGAAAATGTCTTCGGGACTATTTGTACTCCACTTTGAAAACTATTTGCAGATGCAAGAACATTTAAGAATGGACTTTTGAAATTATCTATTGCCTTAACAATAATGCGTCTTGTCTCAAAATTGGTAAGAGGCATAACATCAGCAATAATTCCAAATGCCGCTAAATCAACGAAGTCATCAGCATATTCAACACCCAATAATTTATCTAAATAACAGCAGAACTTATAAACCATACCAGCGCCAGATAAATCTTTATTAGGATAATCGCTAATTTGATTATTAATTACGCACGCATAATCAGAATAACCTTCGGCATTATGGTGGTCTATAACTAATACATCCACACCCCTATATTTCAATTGGGCGTGAATATCATATTCGTTTGAACTTGAATCTGGGGCGATAACTAATTTTACATCATCGTCTATAAAGTCAAGGTCAATACCGTGTTCTTTGTTATTATGGACCTCATAGGTGATATTGTTTAGTACGAATTCTGGGTTGATTTTATAAAGATAATTCAGTAAAATAGCAGAGCTTGTAAAGCCATCAACATCGCTATCTGGTTGAATAAAAACTTTACTGTTATTATTAATATGTTTTAATAATAATTGGGCGCCTTCCTCAATATGCTCTATTGAGGCTGGGTCAATTAAATCATCATCGGTTGTATGAAGATAATGTTTTATGTCCTCCTCACGCATACCTCTATTTAATAATACTTGAACCAGAGCCGACTTATTGCTATCACTTCACTTTCTCATTACATAATTCATTATAACACCACCCTTTCACTAAACAATTTAAAGAACTTCTCTTTTCCTTCATCTATTGGAGCCGCTTTATATGACGTTATCATATCTTTATCAACAATAAAAGATATTAACGCATAATTCTTATATCTATTATATATCTTTTTAAAGTTTTTTGTCAAGTGTTCCCACTCTTTATCGCCGATTGCTTGGAACTGTCTATCAAACGCAACAATGATTTCTTGTGCGCCAGCGTCCAAAAGCATTTGAATTTGATATGCTGAAATATTACTACCACAGCATGCTACACTTATATCAGCATCTTTTCCAAAATAACTTCTATAAATAAGACAACTTTTTTCACTTTCAAAGATAATAGCTTTCCCCATTTTTTTTATATTATCTTTACTAAAATTAAGATTATATAAATTCATACTTAATGCGTGATTATATTGAGTATCCATTATTTTTATAGGACGATATTTCCCATAAATCGCGGCTTCATCTTTACACATAGTTCTGCCACGCAGCCCAACAAATCTACCATCTTTATCATAATGTGGAATTGTTATCTGGTCTCCACCGAGCCAATAACCAATTCTTGCGCTATCAAGAACCTCTTGCGTCATATGTTCTTTTAACCATGGAGTTAATTTTAAATCGTATCTTAATTTATTTAAAATACTATCATCATACTCTTCAAGAGTTACTTTTAAATCTTTTATTTCAATATCTTTAATGTGAGAATATTTTTCAAATGCTTCCCAATCTTCAGCATTAACTGCGTTATCATCATCAGACCCAAAACTTGGCGCAATTCCAAATTTAACCGCAACATAATATATTGCCCCGTTTAAATCTATTTCCTTGTGCCATTGAATTCTACTTACCTTTTGGACTAATTCAAATATATCAAATGAATCTCCGCAGTCAGTATAACACCTAAACAAATCACTATTTTCATAATAGTATAATTTGCGACTTCCTTCATGCGCAGGATTATGACAAATCGTTCTTGAAATAATTCCAAAAGAAGAATATTCTGGCTCACCTCCAAATTCAAGAAGCAAACTATAAATATCTTCTATTTCTAATTTTTCTCTTACTTCTAATTTATCATACCCTGCCATAATTTAACCTGTTACTTTTACATTTAATTTTGAATTATTTTCTGCTGTTGTGCTAGTAGGACCATAATGCGGTGGTTGCGCCGTATCTACACTACAAGTCCAAACTGGACGCGTATCCCACCAATTATTTTGTTTATAAGAAGGGTCATATGGAGCTGGCTGAATCCAATAAGGATATTGACAAGTTTTTCTGCCATCCTCATATCCAGCATTATATGTTTCTTCAAGCAAAGCTTCTAATTCTTCTTTTGTAAAAGAAAGTAAGCCGTCTGTGCCAACTTCTAAAATTTTATATTTCATCTTTATTCTCCTCTAACCACTCATTCCATTCAGCGACTATCATTTCAAGAGTTTGTCCCAATTGCCAGACATAACTTCTTCCACTAAACCCAGCATTTTCTTTTTCTTTTCTATACCATTCTTTTAGCCATTCTATTGGAATATAATCTTTATTATACTTCATCGTCTTTCCCCATAAAATGTTTTATGTCAAGTAATGCGCCAATAGCATCATCAATATTATCATATAAGCCATAATCTTGTAATTCATTAATCATATATTCGTCGCTAACAGCGCCACCTGCAATAGATACACTAATTTTAATCCATACTTTATCTCTCATTAAAACGCACCATCACTTTCAATTTCAATCTGAAAATCTTCCATTTGTATTAATTCATAACCCCAGTTTGTAGCAAACATAGGATTAATTCTACATGTTCCTAAATCACCTTTACACCATAAATATATTCCATTATATCTACCTCTTCGGTTTTTATAAATTGATAATTTATGAGTTGGTTTTTCAAATTTAGAACGCTGTAATACTTTCGCTAACGACTCAATATCTTCTTGTTTAACTGGTAACAGAATACAACCAAAATCTATTTTATCGGCAATTGCTTTCGCGCCTCTTAATAAATTTTGGTCTGGGGTTTCAGATACTTGATAATCCGCATTCAACTGGGTGCTTGATAAAATAAACACTCCATACTGATTACAAATATCTTTTAATCTTGTTGATAACATAAACAAGATGTTATCTTCTCTTAATTTTACCCCACCAGAACGACGAGTAATTTCTTCCAAAATTTTAATACTCGTATGAATGTAATCGTGAAATACAAATTTTACATCATGCTCCCTAATATTCTTTTTAATAATATCTTCAATATCTTGTAAAGAGAAGTCAGGTAATTCTACAATATATAAAGGAGAATTTCTTAATACTTTTAACGCATAATAAATTCTATCTTCTTCATCACCTTCATATCTACCATTTAAGATATGCTCTTCATTTACACTCGCTAAGAATGCGAGCATCATCGTTTGTATTTCACTTTTATCTTGCTCTGTGGTGATATAAACGGTTGGCTGAACTATACCGTTTTTCACCCACATTCCAAGAGTATCATTATAAATTTCATTACAGGCAATATAACAAGCATCTGCTATCATTGTTCTTGATTTACCAACACCAGTAGGGGCCGAACGCAAATAAAATTTTCCTAACCTTGCGCCACGGGTTACTGTATTGATTAACGCCCCATACATAGGTACTCCTACTTCTGGGCGTTCTTTAAAGCTTTTAATTAAATCTTCAAGTCCATCGCTTGCCTGAACTGCTTCTTGATATACATCATCAACATATTGTGCCCGGATACCCTCAATCATATCATCAACTTTTTGCGCAATCTGGTCTAATGTTGAATTATCAAGCTGTTCTTCTTGTAATTCTCTTTTCTTTGTATCAAGAATATTATCTGGGTCATAAATGAAATTAATATTAACCCCATAACTATCATAAGCTCTTAATAAACTAAACTTTTTTAATCTATTATAATAATAATCAAATGAAGCTGGGATTGCGTTTTCAGCCACTTTTAATAACCATTCTTCACCTTTTTGTTGTTTGAAGATTGCTTCACTCTTGGGGCGACTTGATAAGAAATCCATAATATTTTCTAATGTAATTTTCTTTGCGCCTAATTCATGAACTTTATAAATTGAGCCAAATGCTATTTTATGGAATTCATCCGCAAAATCTTCTGCCGTGATAGTATATTTATCAGTAGCATCCAATAGAGAAGGATTATTATATACGCACCCTATAACTTGCATAATGGCTATTGGGTCAACATATTTACTTGTCGCCATCGTCCTCCTCCTTATCTAAAAAATTAAATAGATTTCTTCTTTTGGGTTGTTTCTGAGGATTCTTTATTTTTATTTTAACTATATCTGGTATATAGTCATTTAAAACTTTGTCCTCATTCTTTTGTTGGGCAAGCCATATTTGATAATAATATTCTCTTGCTTGTTCATAAACATATGGGACAATACCAATTCCCCCATTTGCTTGTTTAATATCACCTTTTTTTATTTCAAACTGATAGATTAATGCTTTTTTTATACCTGTATAAGTATAACCATACTCACCATGAAAACTTTCTATCTGTCTTTTTATTTTAGGTGTAAGAACATTCAGTTTAAAAAGCTCTAAAATATATTGTTCCAGAGCCTCTTTATCTTTATCATCTTGCGTTTTTGACGCTTCTTGTCTAGCCCAACATTCTATATGTAAATATCTTCTACCATCTTGATGGTATGCAGTTGTTTCTCTGTCAAAAGACTTACCACAAATTGGGCACTTAACTATATGCTTTGCCAATTTCTCACCCTTTATATATATATTATACCATAAAATACAAAAAAAATCAACCCCAAGTTTCCTTGGGGCTGACTGGTTTTTATACTAATTCTCTTAATTCCATAAGAATTAAGTCAAGCTGCGGTGCATTAGTAGGAGTGCAATCTCCAACCTTCTTACCCTTACCGAGATACTTATCAGCAATAGCAGTAATTTTCTTTGCATTGTTCTGGTTCTTTGACATTAAAGCACCAACAATCTCTTGGAATTCTGCCATCATAGCATCAAAGTCATACTCTTTTTCAGCTTCTTTATGAACATTTGATTTTTCATCTGTTAATACATGGTCGCCAAGAATTTTAGCTTCTTTATCAATTGAATCATTGATCGCTTTTAACAGATTATCATAACTTAATACGATACGGTCTGGCGTGTATTTAAATCTTGAACCGGCAACATATCGTGGGGTACCACGCATTTCCATGTAAGTGGTAGTGCCGCCCTCTGCATTATACTCGCTATGGGTATAACCGATAATATCACACGTTCTTTCACAAATCTTTCTTGCTCTGTTGTCAAGAGTTGGCACAATCTGGTTATATTCATTACCATTTGTATCTGTGAATGTTTTGTCAGTTGCGTGACTAATTAACACAAGACCATAATCCATTTGAAGAATCTTTCTTAAACATTCATCAAATTCAGTCTCAGCCATCTTATAGCCTTTACCATAAGGAATATCGCCAATATTTTCATAATCATTCTTAGCGTCGCTTGCTTTAGCACAAACATACTTAACGCAATAATCATAAGCAATATCAGCAGTATCAATTACGATAGTTGAATAAGTTGCTTTTGCTTCATCTTTTTCTAACTGTTTTAATAACTGTCTGAACTCAGTCCAGCTATTTACAGGAGCAGCAATTACATCAGGAATTGCTGAATAACCTTTTTCAAATGCTACAAGTAAAGCATTTGGAAATTTTGAGGCAGTTGTTGTTTTACCGCTTTTAGGCGTACCATATAACATTACTGAATACCCACGCATATCGCGGCTAACTTTATTAGGCTTTAATGATAAAATATCTAACATTCTACATTACCTCCTAAAAATCAAACGTGCCTTTGCTTGGCGCAGAAACACTTGGAGCAGCATCGCCAAATGAAGTACCGTTACCAGCTTTTCTATTTGCCTTATACTCTTCGTTTCTCTGCTTTAATGTCGCCAAAGTAACTTCTCTATCGGCAATTGCTTTCTTAAATTCATCAACTGTTAATGTTGATTCATCATCCCAAAGATATGGTTCTGCCTTTGCCCAAGTTACAACAAAATCCTTCCTTGTTGATTTAACTTCTCTTACACTTGGCTCACCAAACGCACCTTCTTCGGTAATCTGGCGAGTAATCGTTTCAGAGACCTGACGACCTCTAATTCTTGTGAAAATCGGATTCTTATTTGATGCTTCTAACCCTTCAAAATAATTCATCGCCGCAGGATTCGTTACTGAGAACTCTACTGGTAATAAACTATTTCTGAAATCAAAAATCGCACCCTTAATGATTGATTTATCATCAGTACCTTTGTCAGCATCACCTTCAACGTGACGAACACCCGTAATAACGATATCAACATCAAATGTATTTCTTAGTGTTTCATCATCTGTGAAGTTTCCATTAGTATGAACGAAACCACCTTCGTTTCTCTTAACACTAACTAACTCTTCAGTTCCATTACGGTCAGAATAGAATTCATTCAAGCCAATTGCTGAATCAACTCTAATCTTTGTCGCATTATCAGCACCATCTTTTACAATCGTGCGATAAGTTCCGTTGATAATATTTGACAAAGTCGTATAGGTTGCATTCTCTTTACCAGAAGCAGTCGTCGCTGTTACATATGTGAAATGAATTGGGACAATGTTGATACCATCATTATCGGTCGCAATATCAATTGTTCCCGAAATAAACTTTGTACCTGGATTTTTAGAACTGGCGCCTGAAACCTTTTCTTCAAGTGAATGGTCGTATAACAAACCTTCCACGTGAGTTGCATTAATCATTTTCTTCATTACTTTTCTCTTCCTTCTTTTTTACTTAATCAATTTTATAATTTTTTCCTTTTTCTGTCAAAACATAAACGGATGGGTTAGACCCAATTTTTTCACAGTAGCCATCTGTTACTAATTTTCTCATAGCCCCAGATACTCCTCTTGAACTCACGAGAATTCCCTCAGAAATTCTTTTGGATGTTAAGGCATTAATGCCAGATGTCTGCATGTACCCGAGAATTAACTTACCGTTATCAGTCATCGCGGGTTTCTCCTTTTCCTCACTTGAACCGGTACGTAATGCGTCTATATACGTCTTTACATTATCGGTCATAAATTTCGCTGTCTCATTTGGCGCAGCTGCCATCAGGTTGTCTAAAAATTCTATAAAGTCCTTTTTCATTCCCATGTAATCCCCCTATACTATAATAATTATATCATATTTTATTTATAAAATCAAGTCTTGTGCGTATGGCATATCGGCAATCCGGTCGCAGAACCAATGCCATTCACTTAACTTATGGTCTTTGCGTTGGTAATACATTCTACTCAACACTTCATAATCCAAAGTAATTGTTCTTGTCTGTAGCCAGCTTTCTGGAAGCCATCTAATCAGCTCTTTCCAAAAGCGAACATCTTTTGTTTCAAGATATTTTAAACGTAACATTTCTAAGAATTTAATGTAACATTTATCCCAATAATAAGTACCTTCGCTTTCTCCGCCTATAACATGGTCTACTTTACACTTATAATCCCAAGAATGTTCGCCTGCTGTGCTTTCTTCAAAAACTAAATCTTTTTCATAATCACCAATCTCAAAGCAATCTAATGTAATTGGTTTAGCCGCCATCTTGTGCATTGTGCTTTGACTATTGGATGTTGTGCCGATTTTATAGGTGTCAAATTCTTTCCACCAGTATAACGGCGCAGTAATATCCATTGTAACAAAAATCTGTCTTAAATATTTACGGTGTTCCGTGCCAGCGTCTTTTAATGCTTTTGCCAACTTCATATCATTTGGGCCAATGATACAATATTCACATAATCCATTATCATCTTGATACAAAAGAATATCTTTTAAATTGGCTCCATTTTCTTCTGCCATTTTAACTACTTCATCATAAGTAGCAATTCCAGCTTTTGTATCTCTCTTGTTCCAAGAGTTTTTTGGGTTTCTCATTCCAAATAACGAAGTTGAAATGTTATATACTCTTACATTTTCTAATTTCATATTAATCGTTCGTTAATGTATAGCCAGCTAAATATGGAACGCAATAATTAACAAATTTTTCTAATTCATCAATATATACTGGTCTGTCATCGTTTTCGTTATAAAGTTCACCTTCAATAAGTAAATACTTAAAGTCATCATACCCAATAGCTTTTACAGGGGGTATTCCATACGCCCTACATTTTTCATATATTCTATCGGGATGAGCGCAAACAAATATACCATCAGCTCCACATTCAGTCAGTAATTTTTTAGTCTTTCCGGTATCATTACCGGCGATAACTCTATACATATTTTCTCCTATCTTACACTATAACCAAATTCTTTTGCTTTATAGAACTCTTGTCAGTATTGCTCCCTTTCATTTAATTCTTCCTGGGGGCATTCTTCCAATAGTTCAAAAGTAAAATTCTCTGGGCCGGCTTCACGCATCGCTGGGTATAATTTATTATTAGGGGCATTCTCAGCGCCAATCGCGCATTTAATATGCTGTTTTCATCTATCACTGATATTAACAGCTTGCCCCACATATACCATATTATTTTGTATATTTGTTAATTTATACACGCCAGTCTTGCGTTCTCGCCCTATTAATCTCCCGATTAAGTCTGTGTATGGATGTTCATAATAAACACTCCAAATGACTTTGTTAAGAGGTTTCGGGTCTCTCAGATATGGTTCAACCTCTCGCAATTTCTTTATTTCTTCTAAATCAATTTCTGTTAATTGGAGACGATAGAAATCTTTCTTTTCGCTCATCTCCTGGGCTCGCTTATATTCTTCAACCGCAGCGTCATGCTTAGACCTTAATACTTTAAGTTTTTTTTCTAATTCAGCAGCAGCTGTTTTCGCATTGGCACAACTATCTGTGAAATCTTTTAGTATTTCAAGATATTCTTTTTTTGCGTCTTGCTCTGCCTCCTGGTATTTAGCGCTCATTTCTTGGGCGCTTTTTTCCATTCTCTCTTTAAGCGTTTCTATTTTTGAAGAAATAATTTGTTCGGCATTATTGGTTTTAGTTTGTATCTCCGCATCAATTGACGAAGCAGATGATTTTAACTGTAAATATTCTGCGTCTAATATTTTCTTTTTCTCTTCTCAATAAGCCAACTCTTCTTTAACTTGTTCGTTTCTTTTTATAATATCTTGGTTTAATTTTTCTGTCTGTATTAATTTTGGTCTTATTACTAAATAAGCGAAGATAAAACCTATTAACGCGGCTATGCCGTATTCTATAAAATTAATTTGCGTCTAAATCCACCAAGTAGCCGACGTCTGATAATGTCAAATATTTAACATTAACATAATTACCGTCATCGTTTTTAACTTGCGCTGGCACGCGGCTACCAAAACCTTTACGTTGAATGGCCGCTGTAAAGATGCCATCAACTTGTTTCTTTGTTAAACCAGTAGCGTCTGCTACTTCGGCGGCAGTCACGTTTTTATTTTTCATCTTCTTTAAATAATCAAAAACTGCTCTCGTACTATCCTTCATTATTTTATCTCTCCTTTTTTTATTAGTTCCATAAAATTTTGAACAAGTTCATCTACATAAACAAACTCACTAAAATTCATCCGTAACGCAACGGTCTTATCAATAAGCTCATCCTCTGTGTAGTTTTCTTTTGCTACCCATAAGGCGAATTCTGTGAGTTGTTGTTTTCTTTTTTCTTTCATATTTATATTATACTATATTTCAAGATAATCTTCAAGATATTGCTTTATAAAGTCTGGCTCACTCATAATTGGAATATTTAATTCTTTCGCACGTTTATTTTTGCCAGTAGTAGAATTAATATCATTATTAACTAGCACGGTAGTATTTTTACTAACTGAGCCAGCCACCTTACCACCATACTTCTCAATTGTTTCTTTCATTTTATCTCTATTCTTGAAGATACCTAATGAACCTGTTATAACAACAGTAACGCCATCTAATGGCTTCTCTTCATTAGTTTTAAATAATGGATTAGAAACATTGAGATGTTTATAAACCCCGTCAGCTTCATCAAAATTATAACTCCTTAAACTGTTTGCTTTTGCTTCGCCAAAATTTTCTAATTCTTCAAATTTATATCCATTAATACAAGCAGACTTAAAATCATCATATGTTTCAAATATTTTACATAAATCTTTTGAAACACTTGACCCAATTAAGTCAATACCAAGTGCAGAAATAAATTTATCAAGAGTAGTATTTTTAGCTTCATCAATCATTGTAAGTATTCTATCAATGCTTTTGGAGCCATAACCTTCCATATTAATCAATTCTTTTCTATGGTCTTTTAGTGTAAAAACATCACCCAAAGTATTAAGATATCCCTCATCAATAAAATCTTCAATTATATTTTCAGAAATGTGTTTAATATCTAAACCTTTCTTGCCGCAAAAATGGTCAAACTTATAAATCTTTTTGCCAACACAATTATCATTAGAACATTTTGCTATTATTATTCCATCAGGTGAAGTTATATAATCTATTTCATGACCGCAATAAGGACAAAATTCTGGATTATCATTCGCACTAACTCCACCATGAGAAACAATATACCCATAGTCATGTCTGTATTCTTCTTCAACGGGATAAATTTGAGGTATGATTTGATTTGCTTTATAAACTTTTAATGGTTCTCCCCTATAAGCGCAATCACCTAAAGTATCCCGCAAAACGCTTACATTATGAAGACTTGCCCTTTCAACAATTGTAAAATCTATTTCTACTGGGTTAAAAATAGCAACTGGGGTTAAGACACCAGTGCGCCCAATAGTCCACTCAATTGTTTGTAATCTTGTTTCATAAACCTCGTCTTCAAATTTGAAAGCAATTGCATTTCTTTTATGATGCTCAGTTTGGCCTAATGATTCACCATAAGCAATATCATCAAACTTAAAAACTAAACCATCTATTGGATAACCTAATTTTTTTGCTTCATTAACTAAAAATTCTTTTGCGTCAAAATCATCACCCATTAGCCAAGGAACAACTGTAAAATTAAGTTTACCAATTTCTTGAAACTTTTGATTTAAACATTTAAGATTATCAAAACCCTTAATAACGTCCCAAGCAACAAATGTCAATTTTCTCTTGGCGCATTCTTTGCTATCAAGTAATCTAATTGAACCTGCCGCAAAGTTTCTTGGATTTTGGTATTCATTTTTAAACTTTTCAAAATTTTGATAAGTACAAATAATCTCACCATCAATAATTAATTCATCTTTATAATTAATTCTCTTTGGCACATTATCAATGGTTAAAACATTATGTAAAACATCTTCACCAATATAGCCATCACCACGAGTTTCTGCGGAAACTAAAACGCCATCTTTATAACAAAGAGAGCAAGTTAGACCGTCCATTTTTAACATTGTTATAAAATCTTTTGAGCCAAGAAAATCATGGACTTCTGCCATATCTTTTGTTTTACCAAGAGATAACATATCATGATTGTGATGAACTTTCTTTAATTCATTTTTTACTTCAAAAATAACTTTACTTGTTGGTGAATTTTGTAAGTGTATATTGAATAACATTTCTAATTCTTGTAATTCAAAATACATAGAATCCCATTCTGTGTCAGAGATTATGGGCTTACCTTCGTCGTATAACTTCGTATGATAATTTAATTGTTCTATTAAATACTGAATTCTTTTTAATGCCTCATCATAATTATACATCTTTTTTTCCCTCGTTAACGCTTGGCAAGTCTTCTATGATGCGTCTACCATAATGTACTAATATATGTTCAGCACCTTTCATATTATTATTTAATAATATTTGACGCATTTTATCTATTTCCTCTAATGCCATTTGTCTACTTATAACATCATCTTTTTTCATATTTTTTCCTTTCTATTTATATTATATCATAAAAATAAAAAAAAGTAAAGGGTTTCCCCTTTACTTTAAACTTTTGATACGCTTACAATGCTATTGCCTTTTATAAGTATAGTGCCCTTGGCAACTCTTGATGTTACAGCAATTTGCGAAGCATCAATACAGATTGAATTACTTTCACCAACCAGTAGTAATGAATCTTTATCATTTACAAGAGCGATTGTAATAACGCCACCTCTT